CATGACGGACGATAGCCTTGTCCGTGGATGTGGACAATGGCAGGTCATGTGTCTCATATACAGACTGCACGGTCGGATACCCGGTATCAACCATCTGATAGACAGTGTCAGTCAAAGCAAGATACGCTTCGCCGTCCATGACGACACCGTCCGTAATACCCATCGTTGTTCGGAACCATTGATGCCTGTCAGGCAAGTATATCCACGTTACCCCGCCTGCCGAATCGAATGGCTTAGAGATATTCCAGTATATCCCGTTGAACTGTGGAACATAGAGGGATGTTGTATATTGCATTGTCCATATATTCTCTCTCCTGAAATGGTCCTCAATCTCACTGCTGATTTTACGGACAGACATTCCGTCTGTAACATAGAACCCATCACGGGAGAGGAAAAATACACTATCGTTTGCCGTAACTATAGAGCTCTTCGAATACGCGCCAGCCGGGAACAGCTCCTTTACGCTGAATGTGTCTTCCGAGAAGCCGGTAAGGACATGGGTTGAGAATTTCTTGAATATGAGCAACTCCGTTTTCAAAGGGACAAGCCCGATAATCTCATCCCCTGACCTATCCTCCACCTCGATATAATTCGGCCACGCGTAGGGATTCTCCAGTTTTGAGTAATAGAGCCGATTCGGATTGTGCTTATCCCCGGCTCCCCATGCACGATTCGCGAATACGGCAACATTCGACACACGGGGCGGCAGGTCGTTATCATATTCCACCTCGTCGCCTAAGCTGTTCTCACTGATAACATCAACGAACACGTATGTTGAATCATCAGATATGCCATAAGTACCTTTATCAAGGCCCTTAACAAGGCGGTATGTTTTCGTCTCTGACTCGTACCGGTATACCCTTATCTGCTCAACATTAGCCCCGCCCGTGCTGAGCGTGACAGCGGCAAGAGCGTTCGTTGGCTGGGCTGTATTAGCACATGGGTATGAGGGATTGGACTCGCACTGTCCATCCCACCATGTCACAATGTAATTTACATGGGTTGTCATCGCGTCACTGAGCGTAACCGCTGATTTACACGTCCACGTAACCATCCCATCCAAAACTGTGCCGCCTACCGTGGTGGGCCAGTCAGGTTCTGTCCCTGATGTGGTGCCGGCGGTTGTAACCTCATAGCAAAACCCGTTATCGGTAGACGGTATGGTCACTGTGCCCGCCAAAATTGCCGTAGGAGACACATACGCATACGAAACGATATCTGACACGTCCACGGGCTCAATAGCGCCGTCCTGACCCCATAGCGTGAGAGAGGAGCCGTTATAAACATAGTTCACATGTGTTCCGGTAGCGAGGAACAGCTTATTCCGGTAGACGAAGTAATCCTCAATTACGGTTGGCTCGTCAGTAGCGGAATGCACCAGTGGGGTCTGGCTGGGAAATGTCAACTGAGTAGCTGTCTGGTTCAGCAGGGTGTACAGTGCGCCATTATCCAGTGATACGAGTAATCTTGATGCCTGTTTCTCATGGAATGAAATAATCTTCGCGATATTATCCGGAAACTGACGCCGATAGAACCCGATGGGTATCTTACGAAGCTGGCCCACTTTATCCGGTATGAAATTGACAATATCGTAAGCCACTTCATGGGGGGCGACATTCTCCGAAGCGTTAGAGACAATTGCGGTCTTGTCCCCAATCAGCTGTATATAGCTTCTGCGAGCCTCTTCCCGGTCAACTGCGGACATATCCATCCCGCATGGAACGCGCGCGCAACCGTTTCATAACCGGCTGTACCCCGCTATCCATCCGAAGACCATCCAGAGCCATTCTGACTTCATACGGGTCAACCATCTTTGGGGATAGACGGGAGGCCACAATCGTCACAACAAACTCGCGTGTATGTTCCGGGAACTCAATTTCAGAAGTGTTATCAGTAATATCTGTCACCATCTTCAAATAGGTCAGTGTGTAAGACGCTGAAGAACCAGTCGAATACCGGAGGTTAATACCCCCGCCCAGCACCCAGTACACACGCTCATCCGCGTAGGTATTCGCCCTGTCAACCGGCGGGATTGGATACCACATATAATCACCTATCTGGAGCGACACAATCTCCTTGCAATCAGTGGGGATAGTGATTGTGGTTGAGCCTGCCGTTACAGTACCGGTGGCGGTGGTCATGAACGTATCGCGGAAGAAACGGGCAAATTCCTTCATAACGGAATTGATTCGCATCGCGATAACATGGCGCGGGAATGATGTCGCGTCACCGCCGACCCTGGAGAGAACAGCTTCAATCATTTCACGCGCGTTCATTTGCCTCCCCCAGTATCTCTCGGAACATCGCAAGATATTGTGTCCGCAACATCCTATCCTTTGACGCCCCCATATAGGTGGCGTAACACACCAGCGCATAATGGTATGCTTCCGGGATACCCGGTACGTCAGTTGATTCGCCCGAACCCGGTTCGCCAATCCATATGCTCATATCCCTTGGCGTAGCGAGATAATAGAACACGTACCCTGCGGGTTCCTCCGGATAGAACTTGATAGTATAGCCCCACATCAGGCCATAGGTGTCAAACAACGCGAAGTCCTGGCCGGGGTCATGGCCCCCATCCGATGGGCCAATGATAGGTACACGCCTTGATCCAAGCAAAAGCTGAACGGGTAGAAAAAAGTCATCGGGCAATCCCACATAAGTGTTTGAGCCGGTAACTACTTTCTGCAAATCAATTAACAGTTGCGGCGGAAGTACCCTTGCCGCAAGCTTCGTGCCGGCGTTCAGCCATTCTGTGATGTCACTGTCCGAGAACATCTCCGTAATACCGACCTCGTTCAGGTTGTTCCGAACCGCCGCCAACATTTCTGATAATTGCACCACTGACTCCTATGTCACAAGTCCTTGACTGAGTTGACTGGTTTCCTTTTTTCGGCGACCGCCTTTTTGGAATCAGCCGGCACGGGGGATTCAGACACCTCCTCAACCGGCGATTCAACGAATACCGCCTCTTTCCTGAACGAAATCTTCTGGATAATCCCCCTTTTGAAATCCGGCAAACTCTCAATAAATTCCCGCACATTTTTTTCATCAGTATCGAGATACCCGGCATCCGCGTCAAAACGCACCTTCTTACCGTCAATTGCCGTATTCAGCAAAGGGCCGAACTTGATTACCTTCCGGGGGCTTAATATCCTTCCCCCCTCCCATTTTGGCGGTTCCATCTCTATCTGAGGCCGTTTGTACCCTTTCCACTTGTATAGCATGTTTTCTCCTTTTCGGTAAATGGGGGGGGCGTAATCACCCCCCCCGTTAAACTATCGTTACTGGATGCCCGTAATAACGCCCCAGCTCGGTTCCCGTGAATACCACAGACCGCAATCAATGAACCACGCTTCCGTGTTCGCCGTGGTGTCATTGTCAGAGATGTCGCTTAAGTGCATCTGGTCACGATATATAGCGAGTCCGGCGTCCTGCATCGGGATAAGGAAGGCCTTATAGGTCGGAGTCGTCAGCTTCGAATACACCTTCGCCATAAGCGGGTGGTAAACAAAATTTACCCGGCCAAACGTGCTCTCGTACATAGTGACCTTAGTGCCCAGCATACCGGTCAATGTCTTGTTCTCAACAACCCGGTCATTCATCGCGTATGTGGCAATTTGTGACATGAGCGGCCCCCCGTCCAGGAGGATAAACTCCTGTGACCCGTAATATGCCAGGTCCTGGAGAAAGCCGACAAACGCCGATTCCGTTACTGAACCGGCTGCCGCCGCGAGAGACTGAGTGGTAACTACGTTCTCGACGCCAGCTGTATAAGTCGTTACGGTACCGTCACTTCCGGACTTGGTCTTCAAATCTCCAAACAGAAGCTGGAGCTCGATGTCCTCGTAGAAGAGGTTAAACGCCTGTTTCCGTCGGAGCGCCAGTTCGTCCGGGCCGTATTTCGGTGCAATTTGTTCACGCCATGAAATCGGGATAGTGCGAACAATCTGCTGAGTGTAGTTGTACGCTGTCGAAAGCTCATGGAACGGCATGTTCTGGATAGTACCGCCCTCCGGGACACCCTGAGCGAGACCGACCAGAACATCGTTGTCAACCCACGCGGCTATAAGCGCGTCAACTGTAAGTGTGTTGGTGCCGGCATCAATCGCGGTTACGGTAGTGTAGTCATCCGTGGAAATGTTCCAAATCCGCTGATTCACACCGAACACGGAGGCGTCGTCCACGAGAACGGACGTTGCCCCGATAGCGTACCCGGCGGCATTGTTTACCGCGGTGTGGCGGGTGCTGTCCGGGTTCTCCTGCACGTAGAATTGCCAGTAATCAACCGGCTTTTTGCCCAGCTTCCGCAAGAGATACGAAAATCGGGCAATGTTCTTTACCTGCTCAATGACATTCTCATTGATTGCTGTCTTTTTTCTGTACGATTCGGTCTTATCAGACCGTATCATTCCTGATATTTGCGTCATAATATACTCCTAAAATCTGAACGCCTCCGCGCCTGTGCCAACAATCTCCTTACCGGCTTCGCTCTTCTTATGGGCCGCGCTTGAACCGCCGCCAGACGCTGGAGGTGTCTGTTTCGTCGGCGCGGGTGGAGCTGAGGACATCTTCGACTTCGCGAAATCAAGGGCCTTCCTCGCGGCGTCATCATCGTTGATGAGTGATTCCCCGTGTGTCTGGAAAAATTCATCCATGTACTTCGCCACACGGGTTCCAGGCCGGGCAATCCCGACCGCCTGCAAGGCCTTAATCTGCGATGCGATTCTCTCCTGCCACTTATCCCTTGCCGTGGTTTGTTTTGTCTGTTCAAACCGCTGAATAATTTCAGGTGAGGATAAAAGCTCCTTCAACTCCTTTCTTGTCAGCGGCTTATCGTCTTCCGGGTCTGCAACTTCCTTACTGTCATCGCCATTGATAAGCGATTTCAGCTCCTGATTCTCCGCACTAATAGTGTCCATCATATCCATCAACTTCGTATTATACGACTGTATCTCACGATATGATGTTTCCAACTGGCTGAGCCGGTCTACGTCCGGGGGCGTGTCGCCTTGCCCGTCCGTAGTTGCGTCCGTGCCGTCATCCAGTAGCACTATAGGGAGCGAACCATCAGAATCATCGGATGCCTGCTTCGCGTCATTCGTTAAAACGGGATTCGCGTCGTCATCCGGGGCCGGCTCAGCCGGGTTGCCCAATGCCGTGTCCGCGTCCTGTTTCATAACGAAATCTTCATTCATATCAGTCATTTAGTCCCCCTTGTTCAATATACGCCTCTTAAGGGGCGTAACGTCCATATTCGCTATTTTCTCAATTCCATTGATTGCCTTCCTCATACCGGACACCTCGCCGGACACAAACAGGTACTGTTCTCTGTCCTTCTGGCCAAAAAGCGCCAATGTGCTTCCCATCGCGGAGGCGTGAACCACCCTGTGCATGGCTTCCATCATCGGGTCCGGTATCCTCTTCAGGATTTCATGCGTCTCAATCAGTTCCCTCGCCATATCGTCCTTGTCAATAACAGCCTCATGATACGGGAAGGAACCGCTACCATCCTGTATGACCCATTTATTCAGTAAGTTATACGCGAACTTCGCCACGAATGCTGGTATCTTCATTGCTGGGGCACCCCCATCTGACCGCCAAGCATCGCCTGCAATTGCTGTTGTTGCTGCTGCTCGTCAGCCATCTGCTTCGCCTGCATCAGAAACTGCTTATCCTCCACCACGAATTCCTTCTGGTTCTTGATTCCGAACGCGTCAAGGAGTTGAGCGAACACACGGTCCAGCTCAATCTTCTTCCCGCTGGACTGTAGCATCGTCTGCTGTATACCCCCGGCAATCTGCAACAGGGACATCCAAGTCTGACGCTGGGTTGCCTTGTCAATGTAATTCATTGAACCCGCTTCCGGCTCGAAATCGAAGTCGGAGGCTATCATACCCCGCTCCATCTTTATCACCCTCGCCCCTTCTGAGTCGTCAATTATTGAAAAAATATACTCTTCAGGCATGTATTGTTGGAACAGGTAATAAAACTGCCGTGATACGCGGCGTAAAAAGAGTACATCAAATTGAACCTGCGTCAGCCTCGCCGGGGCAAGACCCATATCAATCAAAGCGGTGATACCCGTCGCGGTCTTTGAGGTGCCCGGAGCCACCTGCCCCATCATCGGGGCCGATATACTCACCGCCTCGGAACCGAGACGCTCCAGCATGCCGAACATGTTGAAATGGTCGTAAGATACTGATTGTAAACGAAGTTGCTGGACACCTGCCGGGTCGTCATCCTCGATAATGGCGCCGGGGCCAAGCTCAAAAATGGAGGCGTAAGCGGATAGCCTCGAATTTGTCTTCGTGATGACCATGGGATAGGAGGAAATCTCAAGATTGTCCAGTGTCGTGTTGACCTCTTTATTCAGGGCCTCCTGAATGGGTCTGTAAATCTCAGGGATGCCCTTGCCGTAGAACTCATCGGCGTTCCGGTTGATTGTGCAGACGGCAAAGGGTATCTCGCCATGGTCAAACGGGCTGGGGCCGTCATATACCATATACTGGCCCACGACAATCTGGAGGGTGCCGTCGCTGTTCCACCGTTCGAGGACCGTGACTTCATCGAGGTCGTAATCATAGAACCGACCGACAGTAGTGGATTGTGATACGCTTGAGTAGGCCGAGGATGTCTGGCTCTGGTTCGACAAATCCTTATACCTGACATCAGGCGGAAGCTTCGCGTCGAAGAAATCGAGATACATATTCAGGGAAACCTCATCGGAGTACACCCGTTTCCGGTACGCGAACCGGAACTCATCGGCGTACACACCCTTGGGGTCAGGCCAAAAATCATACAGATTCACATACTCAAGGGAAGGGAAGTCCTCAACAACTCGTTCAGTTTCAAGAACTTCCTGCTGTTCTATGTTTAATTCCGGTACTTCCACAGTTTCACGGACTCGGATTTTTTTCTTCTTCAGGCGCCACGAGATGAACCCGATACCGGTACCGTAAACAGCGGTACTCCAACCAACATCCCAGAGGGCGCGGCGGCAGGAAGGCTGTGAGTAGGCGTAAGACTCCAACTGGGATACATTGGAGGCGAAGGTCATGGACGTCTCATTGCGGGGTATCGCCTTCGTCTTTGGCGGGTTCGCCATATTCGTTGCGACCCATACATCAACAAGGGCCTTCGTTTTGGGTACAAAAAGGTGATTCGCGCCAACGATGTCTGGGTTCATTTCCTCTGACTGGTAATATGACAGGTTTGTTTCCCATGTGGGCTCGTAAATATCCCTCGCGGGGGATACAGAGCTCTCGAATTCACGGAAGAACCCGGTTGCCTTGTCCATGGCGGCTTGTTTTATGCCCATATTTGCTACCTCCAACGCCCTGACACGCTATGTCGCGCTGGCTTAATGGGTTTTTTATGCCCCTTTGACGATAATATGCGCAAAAAATCCTTTCTGTCAATTCTTTTCTCGTTTATTTTATATTTTTCAGGGTGGTTACCGAGGGGAGGGCACACCATAAGGATGTCAACAATGGCGTCGAGGATGTCGTCATGGCCCTTCCGCTTGAACTGGTTAATCTCCTGTATCAGCTCCGGATAAACACGGAGCTCCATATCGGGGTGGGCGTCCTTGAACTGTCTTGTCAGGACGATATCGCCCCGTGACATGATTGGGGCGAGAAAGGATTCTATCCTGACATTCTTCGTTGGTGTGGTCTGGCTATAGCCCTTGATAACCGTGATGGGGAGCGGAACATTCGCCTCGATGAGGGCCTGCCTTATGGATGGCTCAATACCCTGCGCCCCTGAAATCAGCTCGATACCTGCCATAATTATCTTATGTTGGTATTGTTTACCGAGAGACACCAGATATTGGATTACCTCCTCGATACCGGCCTTCAACACGATACCGTCAACGAGGTACAGCTTCGTTCTCGATGGGGTGATACCGGCGACAAGGATAGCTGAGCGGTCGGAATGCTTACCGGACGTAAAGGCGAGGTCAACGCCCATGTACAGGTCAATATCAGGCGGAACGTATTTTACCTCGGTCAGCCATTCGGCCCTTAATGTGCGGTCGGAATCGATGACGGGGGTAAGCTCCATATTGGCGGCGAATGAGTACGGGCCATCCTCCTTGTACTTCTGAGTCAGCTCCGGGATGTCATAGCGTTCCGGGTATGACGCCTTCTTCCAGGCAAGGCCCGGCTCCCAGCAGTTGCGGAACAGGAGAAGCCAATTCCTGTCCTCTTTCGCCTTATTCACAGCGTCGTTGAACCCGTAAGTCGTACCTGTCCAGTGGATTGGGTCATGGGGTGAGGTGAGGAAGTTGGAAACGTTCTTTAGTGCGGTGTCAACCTGCCTCTGCATGGCGTCGGAATCCGCGTTCTCCAGTGTGACAATGTCATCGAGGCAGAGGATATGCATATGCGAACCGGTTGGCAGGTTAAATATCGAGAATGGCATAATGGACGGGTCTTTATCCCGTGATTTGCGAATCACCTGAAGGCCCTTCTGCACCGTCCACCGGGGTGACTGCTTCGGGGAATCCCATATGACATCGGGGTATAGCTCACGGATAATGTCATTCCCCATAAGCTCTTCCGAGATGGCGAATACAAACTTCTCTGCGAGGTCAACACGCCAGCTGCCAATACCAACACGCATCTCCGGATTCTTCAGGATGCGCTGAATAGTACCGCCAACTGTCAGGTAGGTGCTCTTACCATAGCCGCGGGGCCACATGGACAGGATACGGTTATATCTGCCGCAGGACTGTGCCTTCTCGTACATCCTGAGCATGCCCGTCTCTCCGTGTATGTGGAAATCACCCATCCAATCCATGCCCATGACCTCTTTGAGCAGGAACACAAGCCGATTCTCAATCATCCACCGCAGCGCCCACGCCCATCCGGTATCCGGCCCGAACCTGAACTGCTCCCGGTATAAAGCGAAGGGAGCACTCTCAATCAGCTTGCGAAGTAAGGGCTCATGCGAGTCGCGCAGGGTAAGCAGGATGTCCGACGGGTCACGTCCCACCCATTTTCGCCTCGTGAGTATCATTGTTTCGCGACCGAGTGATTTGTTTGCCATCTCACGCAGAATATAACCCACCCATCCCGTAATGTCAAGAAAGGCCCCGTGAATCTCTCCACGAGGCCAATCGGGGGTAAGGGGGGTATTGAGAGTATAGGGCCTGATGGGCTCTGTGTCAATAAATTACTGTGTGTTGGGGAGGGGGTCAATACATAGGGGAAGAGAGGGACGGGGCCATGGGGGGGGGGTGTTAATTCTCTGTCTGAGGATCGGGAAGGGGGTCCAAGACAGGGGCGCTCTCACTCTCTCACGGCGGGCCAGGGAAGATGTGGGAAGGGGCCTCCTTCCAGAGGGGTGGAGTGGGAGAAGAGGAGAGAAGAAAAAGAGGGGGAGGCGTGCTCTCTCCCTCTCCCTCTCCCTCCCTCTCTCTCCCCCTCTCTCTCTGTATCTCTTCTCAGATATACCTTCTCTCAAAGATATAAGAGACTGTCTTTCTTCTTCTCTCCTTCTCTCCTTCTCCCTCTCCTCTCCTTCTCTCCCTCTCCTCTCCTTCTCTCCAACTTTCTTTTTTCTTACCACGCGCTTTTCTTTCTCTTTCTCTTTCTCTTTCTCTTTCTCTTTCTGCTTCTCTTTCTCTTTCTCTGTCTCTTTCTGCTTCTCTTTCTCTTTCTCTGTCTCTTTAAAGCACCTAAAAACGTGGTGATATACCCTAAACGGTGCCGCAACTAATGGTATATCAGGCACTTAGATCATTCCCCCAATGATTCCCATAATGATTCCCATAATGATTCCCCTAATCATTCCCATAATGATTCCCCTAATCATTCCCCTAATCATTCCCCTAATCATTCCCCTAATCATTCCCCTACTGATTACCCCAATCATCCGGGCATCAGGAACAGAAAAAGAAGAAGGAGCAGAAGAACACAAGAGATAAAAAAAAGTGTAATAATATCGAAAAAACTGTTGACAAACAGTAAACACTGAGCTATATTATTAGAAGGAGGTAGCCATGACAAATTTCATTGAAAATTCTCGAGAAATGGCGCAAGATGGCCAGGTCATCAAAGCAGGCGACTGGGTAGCGGCTGGCGTCTCAGTCACCCAGCGCGGCGGCACGTGTGAGGTGTTGTTTGGCGCACGCAACGACCAGTACGGAGGGCGGTGTTACGTGCAGAACGGCGGCATCAACGAGCAGCACGCCGGGGAGTGTGAGCTTCACTCCGGCGGGCACAACAAGCAGTACGACGGTATAAGCCACGTCCTCGAAGACGGCATCAACGAGCAGCACGGCGGAGCGTGCTACGTGTACTACGGCGGCATCAACGAGCAGCACGGCGGCACGTGTGAGGTATCCGACTGCGGCAGCAATAAGCAGCACGGCGGCAGATGGTGCACCGTCATTGATGGCGGGACCAATCAGCAGTACGGCGGCGAGTGCTACGTTTTAAAAGACGGCGACAACGAGCAGCGCGGCGGTATATGTGAGGTTCACGCCGGCGGCATCAATGAGCAGTACGCCGGCACGTGCTACGTCCTTGAGGACGCCGAAAATGAGCAGTACGGCGGCGAGTGCCATGTGTTGAAAGCCGGATACGATGAGCAGCACGGCGGCCAGTGCCATGTGCTCAGCGGTGGATACTTTAACAGGAGGTGAATTGAGATGTTGGCAGTAATTGAAAGAGCTATCATGTCCGCCGGGCGGGTGAAGCTTGTCCGGGAACGGTGGTACGTGTCAGACCGGGCTGACGCCGCAAGACAAGCGCGGTCGGTCAGGGGGGTATTGATTGCCGTCAGCCCGGTCGGGCGCGGCAAATGAGAACGGCAACGCGGCTGTTATTAGCGATATTAATAATATTAATCTTTTTTCTCATATAGGAGATGGAAATGCACGAACTGACTAAGATAGGCAGGTACCGGGTCAACCCTGACAGGCTCTTTCTTCGGGCGAGTGAGCGGGGGGTCTCATATGGGGGCTTCATGCGAACCCGGGTCGGCATCTGGAACGACTCAACGGACTGGACAGGCACACCCGATCGCGAGGCATGCGGAGGGGTTTTCGGAATAGACGAAGAAGCCAATGAACTTGGCCTCTTGAGACGTCCCACCATCGAGCTATGCGAGTGGCGGGGCGACAGGGTGATGATTGATCGGAATCAAATCTGCGTCAGTAGCTACCGCCTCATCGCTGCAGATGAGGATATACCAGATGACTTTTTCCCCCGGTTCGGGTTCTCCGTGGCCCGTGAGGGTGAAGATGTAGACAGTGGCCGGGTGATTGTTCGCGTCGGCGGGGTCACCCAGCACGGTGGGGAGTGCTACGTGCTCACTGGTGGGCATGTCGAGCAGCGCGCCGGCACGTGCTGGGTATACAAAGACGGCGTCAATGAGCAACAAGGCGGAGCGTGTGAGGTCTTCAAGGGCGGCATCAACGAGCAGCACGACGGAATATGCTTCGCCCACGACGGCGGGCACAGTACCCAGCACGCTGGCAAGTGCTACGCCCACGACGGTGGTCGCAACGAGCAGCGCGGCGGTATATGTGAAGTATCCGACGGCGGCAGCAACG